CTGCCACTACTTGTAAACCTTGGCTCGGCACTGATTTTATATTTCCCCCTCAGCCACCTCAAAGCCTTCTGATATATCGGGGCTGAGCATAAGTCGCCACTCAGAAGCTCGTTCTTATTGGAAACATGGCTCAGTAGCCCATTATCCGTGTAGTAGTAATCGCACTCCTCGTTGAAGCCCCTCGCCTTGAGGCGCATACTCAACCTGTAGGAACAGAACTCTTCGGGTTTCATAGCTTTCTTTCTTTAAAAAAGGCGGTCACGGGTGCTTTTTTCTTGACACACATTTAATTAGATTACGTTAGTTCACTCGGTTTGTGACCGCCTTTATTCAAACGTCGCAGTCGTTAAAGCTTCACAAAGGAAACTTGCAAAACCGCACACAAATTTCTCGTTATTGTTCAGCTCATGCTCGCCCATCGTTCGTAAGATTGAATGGACAAGCTCATGCAGGAAGGTGTTGTACATTGAGCTGACCGACTGTTTCTCGTCCTTGGCGAAAAGACGTGCCACCTCAATATAGCCCTCCTCAAGTCGGCACTCCCCGATGGAGTTGCCGTCACACCTGTCTACGATGCGGACTTCTACGTCCTGTCCGCCTACGTTGTACTTCGTTGGAATATTAATCATTAATGCCATAAATTAAAATAATGTTTTCTGTACGCCCTCGGTCTTCGGAGCCTTAAGCACGGCTTCAACACGGGAAATCTCCGCATCAACGGCACGTTCCAGCCTTCGGCTCTCGTTAAGGGCTTCGTTAGTTCTTGTTTTGAAGAATAGCTTTTGTTGCTTTCTCATTTCAACGACCAAATCATAAAATTCTTTAGCATTCATATATCGGGAAAATTAGCAACAGGGTGGCAGGTTTTTATCTCTATATTTACTAACTACGGGTTAATATTAAAAATTAATTGAAACCACCCTGTCACATGCCGTCCTCAAACTCATGGATGGAGTCCTCAAGGGTCTTAAGTTCTCTCTCAAGCGCATTGACTTCGTTCCGCAACACCGAGTCTTTCCTGTTTATCTCCGTGCGGATTGAGTCGTTCTTCGCCTTAGCCTTAATTCTCTCGTTATCCCTTGCCCCGATGAGCAGTATGATACCCCCCAACAGGGCGAAGGGAAGAACGAAAAGAAACATCAACCAATTAAATCGCTTCTCTTTATCCATTACTTATGAGTGTAACCAATGCGAAATAAAAGCTATGCCTATAATCGCTGCCATGCACAGGAATACCTGCACATAAAGCCAAACTATCTTATTTTTTCTCATATTTTTTACAATAGCCCCAGTGCGTAATGCCGCTCGCCTGTATCTCCTCTCGGGATTTGAAGATTTGTCCCCAAATACCCTGCGTGTTGCCTACAATGCGGCACACGGCAACATATACCCCAAGGGGAGGAAGCTGCTCCGCTACGCTCGTCCACGTTGATAATGAGTCTTTCATATTTTCTTAGGTTTTTCGGGCAGGGGCATCCAGTGAGTCACTTTTCGCCCCGAAGCCCAAATGTTAAGTGCATAATCGTACCAATCTGTCTCCACAGTATCACCGTCCGTCGCAATCACATGCTCGGACATACTGCTCTCGCCCAAAAGCTTCTTCTTGAAATAGAACCCGAACTTCGGAGGAAGCTCGTCCTTTACATCCGTCCATAGCACCCTCTCCATGTCACGCTTGAAATGCTTAATCAAGCCCTCTATGGAAACACCGCAGACCTTGCTTCGGTAATCCGCCCAAAGCCAACGCTCGGTGTTGACCAAAAGCCAGTCACAAGCCTTATTTATGAGGTTGTCCATGTTTATAATGTTATCTCGTGAAGGAATGTCAACTTGCCCTTATAGCCACGACGCTTTAACTCGTCCATCAGCTCTCTCGGGGAAAACTTCTGAAGCTCCTCCGAATGAAGGACGCTTGTAGCCTTTCTCCTCTCATAACTTTCTCGTTGCGCCTTGCGCTGGCACTCTTTGCAGATGTAGTTCAACCCGTCGGGGTAACTCTTGTCCTTTGAAAACTCGGTGGTGGGCAACTCACGCCCACATCTCTTGCATACTTTTGTCTCCATGTTTTTGCGTTTAATTAGTTAATAAATTTCTTTGTTGCAAAATTAAAGTATTTCTGTATTTTATGCAAGTTTTCTCTGCAATTAATTAAAGTATTTAATTATTTTTAACTTTAAAAGTTTTACACCTTATATAATAAAAAGGGCGACCCTCACGGGTTGCCCTCCTCATTCTGATTTGTTGATTGTGTTGATTGTGTAGTTTCCTGTTTTGACTCTTCTGAGATTATTTCACTTCGTATTCTTTCAAGCTCCTTGTCCCTGTCGTTGGTGGCTCCTAACAAGTCAACTGCCGTCTCGGTACTCATAATGCCCGAGGCTTTGGCGTTTCCTACTGCCGCCCACAGGGTCTGCCTGTCATCCACAAACGGGTCGCTGAACGAGAATTTTACCTTCAGCGAGTCAAAATCCACCGTGGGGTGCAGGAGCTTCAAAATAGCCAAGATGACGTTCCTTTCACGCCTTACCGAGCGACCATAGATTTCTATATTTCGGTTTCGCTTGATATAACCTATGGTTAGGGCATTTCTCAAGGCTGCACCTGTAAGAGTGCCGTAGCCTTTTATCCCCTCGTAGGAGAAGTCAGGCGTGAAAGTGTCATCAAGGATGGAGGCTTTAAGGTCTGCCTTTTCCGCTTTCCATCCGTCCGCTACCTGTGGGGGGTTGATGTACTCAAACTGACTCCTCTCGCCACTCATCTGAATGAACTTCCCGATTGCGTTCGGGTCTGCCATAGATTTTATGACATCCACCGAAGCCTTGGCAATCGGGTCAGAGAAGTAGTTGTTGTTATCGCCTTGGCGAGAATCTACATCTTCCTCCCTCTCACAGCGCAGCTGGACTCCATCCCACTCCTTGGGCTGCTTGTCGTAGATGACGTTTATTTTGCCCGTTGGATTGGGAAATACCTCAACCGACCAACCCATAGCCCTTCTCGTGCAGTTGAAGATGAAGTCCTTGGTCTGAATATCCCAATGCTTGACGGCTTTTCCACCGTTCTTAGTGGTATAGCCATAGGCAAAAGCCTGCATCTTCTTGTATTGGTCTATCAAGGTTCTTAGTTCGTAACCCTCAAACCTGTTAAGTACGACAAGCCTGCATTCGGGTTTCCCCTCATCGTTCTTGTAGACGTGGTAGAGCTTGGCACTTTCGGTCAAGGCTCCTGCTGCACGCTTATGCTCTCGCATGATAGAGTCATAATCCACGTCGTCAAGGAACTCCTTAAAAAGCTTGAACGCCTCGGCACTGCCGTCCATAAGCTCCCATTTAATGCGGTTGTTCAAGAGAAAGAACAACGCCACCTCGTTGATATACCTCTGACGGGAACGGGGAAGCTTGACAGAGATATAATCCCCCTGTTTCTTTCTCCTCTTGTTCGCACGGTGGTTTACTTTATGTAGCTCGGGGTTGTATTCCGTCAGAGCCAAATCCACCTCGTCGGTGTTATCCTGCATCATTGAAATCGCCTGCTCAACCTTCTTGTCCTGCAGCAATTCCACGAAGCTGCCCTCCACGCTCTCTGCGTTGAGCTGCTTCTGCTTGAATAAGGTGAATATGTCTCTAAGGAAATCAAACATAATGCAAAGGTACGCACTAAAGCAGGGCAATAGCTTTTATTTTATTTATAAATTCACACCTAAAAATTAAGTGCAATCACATTAACAATGCTTTTTATTTAAGAAATAGCTTGTTTATTAAAGTTTTTTGCTTTACCTTTGCAAAAAATTTATTTTTATGGAAAATAGAACAAAAGAGATTATTGAGAAAATGGGCATCAGCAAGAAGGAACTTGCAGAGAAAATCGGGATGACACCCATCGGTCTGCAGCAGCTGATGCGAAAGAAAATGCCAAAAGTTGCCACTCTTGAGAATATTGCCAAGGGAATGGGTGTGCCAACATGGAGACTTCTGCTCTCCGAGAGCGAAATTGACGAGATTGTAGAGATGAGAAAAAAGGAGACCAACGAAACCATCGCAGTCTGCCCCCATTGCGGAAAAGGACTGATAATCTCCTAAAAAATTGACAGGTCGCTCTCGTTGATTGAGACAACCTTGCTAACCTTACCCAAAACCTCGCCTAAAACCCAATATCTGCAGGCATCAATAAGGTGGTCAAAATCCTTCACAGGCTTGTTTGTCCAGTTCCCGTCTTTGTCCTGCTGGTAGCAATAGTTTCTAAACTCCTTGACGAAATTCACGCTGCGCTTAGTAACGTGGATTTTGTACTCTCTCATCTTCATAATTCCTGCATCCACCGAGCCGTTGAACTTCATGATAGGGTAGATAGTTAAGACTCCGTTGTTGAAAATCTCGTCTATTAGACGGGGGTCAGCGCAGTCACAGATTATATCCCCGTCCAAAGGAAGCAGCCTATCGCTGATGTCGCTCGCCAGCATCTTTCTCTTGTAAAAGAGTTCATCAACATACAAATCCTTCCCCGAAATACCGCAATGGCAACACGCTGTGTACGAGTTCGCATAACCGAAGTCCAACCCGTAACCCTCAAGGTCAAAGCCCCCCACAGGGAACGTGTCAACGACGTCCCAATTATCAAAAACAAGACCCTCAACAACCGCCCGAAGACCAAGCCCATAAATACGCCAAAGCTGAGGAGAAGTATCCTTGTAGCTCTCTATCTCGTCAATAATGGTCTGCTCAAGGAAAGGATTGTCCTTGTAAGTGGTAATGAAATGATACGTTTTC